TATGTAAAAATAAAATAATTTAGGAGGAAGTTATGGAAACTTTAATTTTTGTATTTTTGTTTGTAGTTGCTGTATTATTTGCAATCGAACAACGCTCTAATTTTAATGAAATGTATAAAAAGTTATCAAAAGAGAAAAGAAAAAATATTTTTCTTGAAAAAGCATTAAAAGAACAAAAAGCTAAAAATAAAGAATTAAACAAAGAGATTGAAATTTTGAATAATAAAAATATAATTGATGCTGAAATTGTTGAAAGTGATGAAGTTTTAGTACTAAATAAAAAGTACAATGAAAAAGAAATGAAAGAATATATTGAAAGATTGAAAAATAATTTTGATAAATTCGAAAAATTAAAGGGGGATAATTAATATGAAAAAATACGACACAGGAGATTATAACACAGGAAAATACAACGTAGGAAAATACAACACAGGAGAAAACAACGAAGGATATTATAACGCAGGGAATCACAATGCAGGTGATTCTAATACGGGATATTACAACGAAGGTGATTGTAACGTAGGGAAATATAACACTGGGACTTGGAACATAGGGAAGTGCAACGTAGGAGATTGTAACGTAGGGCATTACAACTTAGGGCGTTGTAACACAGGTAATTACAATACGTGCAATTATGAAACAGGATATTTTAATACAAAAAAATCAAATAAAATACGAGTCTTTAATAAAGAAATTGATAGAGAATTATATGAAAATTGCGAAAAACCAAAATTTATTTTTTTTAATTTGACTGAATGGATTTCGGAAAATGAAATGTCAGATTATGAAAAAGAAAATAATCCGAATTACAAAACAACAAGAGGATATTTGAAAAAATACGATTACAAAGAAGCATTTAGAAAATCTTATTATGATTTAGATAAAGATGAAAGAGAAAAACAAATTAAGCTATTGAAAGCATTGCCGAATTTTGATGCTGATATATTTTTTGAAATTAGCGGTATCAGAATTTATGAAGAAGTAAAAAAGAAAATTATAATAGACGGAAAAGAAATTGAAATTAGCGAAGAAAGTTTTGATGAATTGAAAAAAAGTTTAGTGGGGTGAATAATTTGATACACTGTAAAACATACATATTATCTATAGTTTTTATAATATGTATTTTAGCAGCAATGTTTCAAACAAGTCAATTTTTGAGACTTGTTTGGTACACAACAGCAGTAGTAGCATTGAGTATGATGGTATAAATAAAATAAAAAAAGGAGATTTAATATGTTAAAATTGACAAAAGATGTATTTGAAAGACTTAGAGAAAAAACAGACGAAAGTGAACACGAGATATTAAGAGATGTAGAAAGTATGTTTATAGACGAAGCAAGAGAAATGATGAAGCAAGCGATTACAGAGCAAGATAAAGAGTGCATAGGAGCAAAAAATATGAGCGGATGGGCGAGAGGTGAGAGAAGATGAATAGAAAAATTATAAAGGAAAAGAACCAAAAAATAATAGAATTGAATGCGAAAATAACATCAAATATAAGAGAATTAAAAGCATTTGATAGAGAAATAGACGCACTTAAAGAAGATATTGAAACATTAGAAAATCAAGTATTGTATCCAGCAGAAGGAAATTTTTATATATATGTTACTGATGCAGGTACTATAAGACATCAAATATGGTGCGGAACTAAAATTGATGTTTTTAGATATAATCAAAGAAATGTTTTTAAAACTGAAGAAGATGCAAAAGAAGAGCTAAAAGCAAATCAAATTAGAGCTGAATATTTTGATTTGGCGGAAGAAAGCTGGGAAGCAAAATCAATCAACTGGACTGATTTAAGTCAAGAAAAATGGCATCATTATGTTCAAAACTATGAGTTAGGTGTTGATTATGCACTTGCTGAAAAATATAAGCCAAATAAATATTATTTCAGAACAAAAGAAGCATTAAAACAAGCAGAAAAACAAATTAATAAAGAAAATATAATAAAATACGTATTGGGGGATATTAAATAATGATATACATTGAAAAAGCATTTCTAAAGATTTGGGAAGTAGAACAAAAGGAAAAATATGCGCAAGGTAAAGCAAGTACAAGTGATAAGCAACAAGATGGTTCTTGGAAAAATAGTAGTTGGTTTATTAAATTTGTTGGAAAAGGATTTGCGAAGTCTAAAAATTTAAATACAGGAGATAGAATCGAAGTAACAAAAGGCAAGCTTGAAAATATATATAACAAAGAGCAAAATAAAAGCTATTGTAATTTTATAGTGTTTGACTTTGAAAGACAAAATGAAAACTTCGAGAGCAATGAAGAAGATTGTCCATTTTAAATAAAAATAATCGGGGGTTGCTTATGTTAAGATATTTAAGGAGGCAGGACAGAGATAATCTTTTATTTCTATCTTGTATGTACACTTACTTAGAATCAGTTATACCAGAGTTTGATAGAATGAAAATAGATAACACAACAAAAGGTAAGATAAAAACAGCAAGGACGCATTTAAATAAAGCAATAAAAGCAATAATAACTCAAATTGATAAAGATTTTTATAAAGAATTAAAAAAAGATTCAGATAGGCATGGAGTTTTAGTTTTATTAAACAAAGATGCACAATATGAACTAAAAAAGTATAAAGATTTTATGGGGAACGTTGTGCTAAGTCGGGAAGAACTAGACGACTTGATAATGGAAGCAACTTGGCAGTGTGTTAATTGTAAATGCAACAAAGAAGAAGCGAAAAAGTGTAAGCTCAGAGAGTTGTTTATTAAATTGCAAGCACCGATATTTGATCCAGAGGCGGAAGTGTGTGCTTGGCAAGTAGGAGGAAATGATGTATAGTCTGATAATGTGTGGATTTAGTTTTGTGTTATTGATGTTAATAATAAAAACATATTAAAATTAGAGGAGGATAATATGAAAAGAGAGCTTAAGCGATTAGAAAAAATAAGACGAGTTAAACAGATAAAACGTTGGAAAATGAAGATACAAAACGACCTCAATAATTATATTTTTTTTGAAAAAGAGATAGCTGAAAAAGAAGATGAAAACATCGGGATAGGCGCTCAAGTAATAGATGATATGCCAAAGGGACAGGGGGGCGATTGTAAGAGTAAAACAGAGCAACAAGCACTAAGACTTATACACGAATTAGAAGAACTTAGAAGAGCCAAAAAAGCTATAGAAAAAGCAGTAGAAGAAATGAACAATGACACTAAAGATTATTTTTATATGAGGTATGAGAAAGAATTTACACTTGTCAAAATATGCCGTGAATTATTTATTACGGATAGGACGTACAGAAGAATTAATAATAGAATTATAGAAAAAGTTGGAAAGGAGATGGGTTTAATTGATTAAAGAAATAAAAGAACTTTTTATTCAAGTAAAAATCTTGAGATCTCAATTTTTTAATAAATATAATTTACATTGTAAATTTTTATACATTGGAAAAAATGAGATAAGTTTATTAAAAAAGCTAAATGCAGAAATGAATTGGATTGAAGCTGAAATTGAACCAAAGGCTTTATGGGGGTTAAAAGTAATAGAAGTTAATGAAGAAAGTCATATAGGATTGGGTATAAAAATAAATGAGTAAATATATTAAAGATGAATTACATGAATATAATGAGTTTGAAATAGTAAAAACAGTTTATTATGTAATTGATTTTGACAAAGTGAAAACGCTAGAAGATATAAAATCAGTACTTAAAATTTTTAGTTATAGTTTTACTATGTCTAGTTGAACTGTTGAAGACTTAGAAATTGAACATTTAGTAAAGCAAAAAGTTGAAAATACTTATTCTTTTTAAAAAAAAGTTTAAATATTGACCGCTCGGACATGGTTTTTGCTGTTATAATTATAGTGTAGAAAATAGTAAGTATCCTCCAAAATACTTATTCATTATTTCCCCTTATTAATGGGGAGTGCAATCTCCTTTTGTTAAAATAGATGCAGTATAAAAATACCCTCATAAGGGTATTTTTTATTAAGAAGATTACTCAAGTGGTTAAGAGTACAGTTTGCTAAACTGTTAGATTGTTTATGCGATGCAAGAGTTCAAATCTCTTATCTTCTGCCAGGTGTGAAAAGGGCTCACGTTAAATAGCTCACTATCCTACGGGATGATGTTATGGCGACGGTCATTAAGGGTACATCGAAAACAACCCTTAACAATATCTAGATGTATTTAAATTGGCAGAATGTGCCATTTGGGGTGGTGCGGTTGCAGGTTCAAGTCCTGCCATCTAGACCATTGGATAATATAGCTGGGATAGGTTCTGCAGACCGAACGAATCGTCCACGTGATTCTTCCTAGCTTTTATTATATATCGTAGATAAATAAATTCGTGGAGGTAAATATGAGTAATGGAATGTTTAGGAAAAATCAAGTACCATTACCAGATTTCATTTTGTATAAAAATACTCTTTTGAAAAAGTGTAAAGAGTCAAAGAATACATTTGATACAGCTTGGAAAGAATTGAAAGATAATGGTTATTTGATACAATATAAAAGCAGGAATGAACAGGGGGCATATTGCTACGAATATGAATTATTAAGCATTTTACCCACAACCCAAAAATCCATACCTGGAGAATCCATACCTGGTAAATTGGGTTGTTTAATAAATACTGATTTAAATAATACTGACATAAAAAATAAAAATATAGGGAATTTTAAGAAAAATTCTATGTGTTTTGAAGAGCTTGTTGAAAATTACGATATAGATGCTGAAAGAGGAACTATAAATTATATTTACATATATGTTTTGGAACGAAAGAATGAGAAATACACTCATGAAAAATGGATTGAAATAATAGATAATTTAAACAAAAACTTATATGCAGAAGAACAAGAAGATGTAGAAGAAATAATTGATAAGTATTTTGATACTAGGTTTGAAAAACATACTTTGTATCATTCAACATTGACTAACATTTTAATAAAAAGACAGCAGGAGTTAAGATATATTGGATGTATAGATTAATAATAAGAAAGGTGATTTATTTGGCTAAAAGCGGAAGACCAACAAAATACAAAAAAGAATATTGTGAGCAGGCTTATAAATTGTGTTTGCTTGGTGCTACAGATAAAGAACTTTCTGATTTCTTTGGAGTAACTGAGTCAACTTTAAATTTGTGGAAAAAGAATCACGCAGCATTTTCGGAGTCCCTAAAAATGGGAAAAGTTGAAGCCGATGCTATTGTAGCTGAAAAGCTATATAAAAAAGCAACAGGTTATAATAAGAAATGTATTAAGTTTGCGACTTATGAAGGATTAATAACAGATAGTAGAGAGTATGAAGAAGAAGTTGCACCAGACACAACCGCAGCTATATTTTGGCTTAAGAATAGACAGCCTGCTAAATGGAGAGATAAACAAGATATAGAACATAGCGGACAAATGGCGGTAGTGATTGAGGATGATGTGCATGAGAGTGAAGATTAGTGAAAAGATATTGCCACATTTTAATGATGTGTGGTTAGCTTGTAAAGACCCAAACATACTTAATGTAGTATGTAAAGGTGGAAGAAACAGTAGTAAGTCAACTACTATATCAATTAGAATGATATACAATAGAATGAAGTACAAGTCGCATGGATTGGTTATAAGAAAAATAGATAAGTCAATACGTAAATCGTGTAGAGAGCAATTGATTTGGGCTATAGAACATTTAGGAGTGCAACAATATTGGGATTATGGCACTAGCCCAAGTTGCGACATGACATTGACATACAAGCCGACAAACACAAAAATATTCTTTGAGGGTGCTAATAATCCAGTAAAAATAAAATCTTGGAAAACTAGCGACTACCCCACTACTGACTTGTGGTTCGAAGAAATAGAAGAATTTAAAGAAGAAGAAGAAATAAGCACAATAATAAATTCATTTTTGCGTGCCGAGTTACCAAAAGGGCTTTTTAATAAGTTCTTTTTTTCGTATAATCCACCTAAGCGAAAGCAGTCTTGGTTGAATAAAAAATATGAAAGTCAGTTTCAGCCAGCACATACTTTTATACATCATAGTGACTATAGAAATAATCCTTTTGTATCTAAGTTTTTCATACAAGAAGCAAATCATATAAGAGAGAGAAATTTTAGACGGTATAAGTGGGAATACTTAGGCGAGCCAATAGGCGGTGGAGTAGTACCGTTTGAAAACTTAACTTTTAGAGATATAACAGAAGAAGAAATAAAAACTTTTGATAATATAAGGCAGGGAGTTGACTGGGGTTATGCTAGTGATCCACTGGCTTTTGTTCGTTTACACTATGATAAAACTAGAAGAAAAATTTATTTTTTAAATGAGTTATATGGCGTTAAAATGCACAACAGAGAGTTCGCAAAACAAATTAAAGAAAAAGGCTTTGAAAATACATATACAACAGCAGACAGTGCAGAGCCTAAAAGTATTGACGAATGCAAAGAATATGGTTTATATATAAAAGGTGCGAAAAAAGGAGCAGGAAGCGTTGAGTTTGGCGAAAAGTGGTTAGACGATTTAGAAGAAATAGTAATTGATTACAAAAGAACGCCAAACATTGCTAGAGAGTTTGAAAATATAGACTATCAAGTTGACAAAGATGGTAATTTTAAAAACAAGTTAGAGGACAAAGATAATCACAGTATTGATGCAACAAGATATGCTTTAGAGCAAGACATGGCACAGCGTGAAGCAATAATATTCGCATAAGGAGGTGAAATATTGGGTTTATTAGATTTATTTACTAAAAAAGCAAAACAGAAAAATCCAGCATACTTAGAAACAGGAACATATCAAACGCCCAAATGGTCTACACAAAAGGATGAAGATTATCTAAGACATGCCTATAATAGAGTTGTGTGGGTGTATAGTTGTGTGAGTATTATAGCTAGCAATGTTTCAAGCGTGCCGTGGGAGTTATACAGAGTTAATAAAACGAATGGTAATGAGAAACAGTTAACAGATCATCCAGTTTTAGATATATTAAATGGTAAAGTTAACGCAAATATGACAAGCAAAGATTTCTTTGATTTGTGGGCAACATATTTAGCAACACAAGGTAAGTTTTATGCTATGTTAAACAATCCGATTATACCGACTCAGTTATATCCTTTGTACGGCCACAAAGTTAAGCCTATACCGAGTAGAGATAAGTTTGTAAGTGGATTTGAATATAAGATTAGTCACGAAACGCAGAATTACAAAGATAAAGAAGTAATGTGGTCTAAGTTTAATGATCCATTGGATTTTTATGAAGGATTAAGTCCTATCAGGGCAATGGCGAGAACGATTGATACAGAAAATGAGGCGGTTGATTGGAATAAGTCACAATTGCAAAATCAAGCAGTACCACCAGGGGCAATAACGGTGCAGAATCCGTCACCAGAAATGCAAAACAAGTTGAGGTCAGAGTGGTTAAAGCGTTATGGTGGGGCAAAAAATGCGAGAGTACCATTGATATTAAATGCTGAAAAAGCAAGTTATACGCAATTTGGATTGTCTAGTGTAGATATGGATTTTATAGAGCAGCGAAAGCTGTCTAGAATTGAGATTTGTAGCGGTTTTGGAGTACCTCCACAAGTTGTAGGAGATCCAGAAGGGCAAACATATTCAAACTATCAAGAAGCAGATAGGGCAATGTGGAAGAACACAATTATCCCAAGATACTTAGAGCATATGAAAGATGTATTAAATCTTTACATTGCTAAGAAGTATAATGAAAGTTTGGAAATTAGATATTGTTTAGATGAAGTGTCTAGCTTGCAAGAAAACATAAATGAAATCGCAGAAAGAGCAAGACAGAATTTTAAATTTGGAATTATAACACAGAACGAAGCGAGAAAAGAGAATGGATTTGAGGATTCTACTAGTGGTGATGGTGACAAGTACATTTATGAAATACAAGGCAAACTAAGCACAGATGAAAAGCCGAAGGAAGAAGAAAAAGCTATAAAAAAAAAGTCTATTTTGAGTGAAGAAGAGCAAGAACGATTGTATTATAAGACAGAAGATGAAAGAAAAAAGTTTTATGATATAACTGAGAAACGAGTTAAGAAGTTGTTTGAAATAGAAAAAGAAAAGATTACTGCTAAGAATTACGAGAAAGTATTAGAAGATAATAAAGAGAATTGGCAAAAAGCGCTTGTAAAGTCATATACAGAAACTATTAAGTTCTTTGGTAACAATTCATTTAATAGTGTTGCTAAACTCAAACAATCTGAGCTTTTTAATGTGTATGATGAAAATATTAAAAAGTTTGTAGCTGAAACAGTCGGAGAAAAAGTTGAATTGATAGAAGGTACAACGACAGAAGGCATAAAAAAACTAATACAAGAAGGAATAGATGAAGGATTATCTATTGTAGCAATAACAAAGAATATCAAAAATTTGTATGAGAATATGAGCAAAAATAGAGCAGAACTAATAGCAAGAACAGAGATAGTATCTGCAAGTAATTTTGGAAGTTTGTCAGGTGCTAGACAAGCAGAAGAACAGCTAAACATCAAAGTGAATAAAATATGGATACGTACGTTTGATAGTAGGGTAAGAGATGCACACGCTAGAGCTGGAAGTCACCCACCTATTGCGTTAAAAGATAAGTTTAGCGTTGGTGGTGATTTGTTAGAGTTTCCAGGAGACCCTAATGGTTCGCCCGAAAACGTGATTAGATGTAGATGTGCAATAGGATATGTAAGAAAGGAGGAATAAGATGAATTTTAAAACTAT